ACAACAATGTATTAGATGTTGCTGATGCTGTTAAAAAATATGGAAGACTTTTTACAATACAATCAATATTAAAGTCTACTGAGTCAAGTAAACTAAAAATAGATCTAAAAAGGAAAATGTATGGATAAAGTTTTAGTATTTGGCTGTTCACATACGTATGGAAACGGAATAGGTGGTGGATTAGAAAAACCATGGGAGCAACACAGCACTAATTCCTGGCCATATCATATGTTTAATAAAAATGAAATAGTAAATTATTCGCGACCAGGAAATTCAAATGATATGATTAGTTTAAATTTAATTAGAAATGTTAATAAAGCAAAATTAGTTTTAATAATGTTTACCTTTCCTGAACGAACACATATAATTCGTAAGGGCTATAACTTTATAGCTAGTCATAATTTTAGCATGGCAGTAAGTGATTCTGGGAATGAAAATTGGGTAGCAAAACAAATTAATGATCAGTTTGAAACACAAAATAAAAAATTAGTTATTGAAAATTATGAAGATAGTTACTTGGAAATTAAAATGTTACTTACTATGCTGTTCTGTCAAAACTATTTACAAAATAAAAATATACCGTACTGCTTTACTATGGTAAAGAATAGAGAAGCTATTAAAATGGGAGGTAGTTTACAATCATATAGAGACCGTATTGTTGACGAAATAGATTGGAAAAAATTTTACTTTGTAGATGGCAAGTATAGTTTTTCAGATTATGCAAAATTTACTAATGCTCAAAGGAGTAGTGATGGCCAACATTGGGGTAGTGAATACCATAAAACATTTGGAAAATTAATGAAAAAATATATAGAAACTAACAACGAAAATATGTTATTATAAGATATGGCTGAATATACATTTGACGTACAAAAACTTTATTTAGAAATGTTCTTAGCAGATGCTGAATCATTTGCAAGAGCAAGTAATATCTTTACGCCAAAAAGTTTTGATAGAAAATTACAACCAATTGCAAAATTTATTAAAGACTATGTAGAAGAATACAAAGTTATGCCTGAAGTTGATCAGGTTAATGCTAAACACGATATTAAATTAAAAGGTGCAAAAGATTTAGACCCATCTCACTTCTCATGGTTGTTAGATGAATTTGAAACGTTTTCCAGACACAAAGCACTAGAAGGTGCAATACTCCAATCAGCAGACTTACTTGAAAAGGGCGACTATGCTCCAGTAGAGGATATGATTAAAGATGCAGTTGCAGTTGGATTAACTCGTGATCTGGGTACAGACTACTTTGACGATCCAAAAGGTAGACTTGAGTTCTTAAAGAACTCACACGGACAAGTCAGCACAGGTTGGCCAGCAATTGATAAGAAATTGTTTGGTGGATTTAATAAAGGAGAACTAAACATTTTCGCAGGCGGATCAGGCGCTGGAAAAAGTTTGTTCTTACAAAATCTTGCAGTTAACTGGGCAATGGCTGGCTTGAACGTAGTATACATATCTTTTGAATTATCTGAAGCATTGGCGGCTATGAGGATTGATGCAATGGTGACTAACATAGCAACAAGACAAGTTATGAAACAAATGTCTGATGTTGAAATGAAAGTTAAAATGCTAAAGAAAAAAGCAGGTAACTTACAATTAAAGTATATGCCAAGTGGTTATACAATAATGGATGTTAAAACTTACATAAAAGAACTGGAACTTAAAAATAAAAAGAAAATAGATTGTATACTAATTGACTATTTGGATTTAATGATGCCAAAAAGTAAAAAGGTATCTCCAAGTGATTTATTTGTTAAAGACAAATATGTATCAGAGGAATTAAGAAACTATGCAGTAGAGAAACAATGCTTATTAGCAACAGCATCACAATTAAACAGAGCAAGTGTTGAGGAAATAGAATTTGATCATTCTCACATAGCAGGTGGACTATCCAAAGTACAAACAGCAGATAACGTGATAGGTATCTTTACAAGTAGAGCTATGAGGGAGCGTGGAAGATATCAAATACAATTTATGAAGACTAGATCAAGTTCTGGTGTTGGACACAAAATAGATTTAGAATTTGATATAGATACACTAAGAATAAGAAATTTAGAAGAAGAAGAAGTAAAATCTCAATTTGCATATAAAACGTCAGCAGTGTATGATACACTTAAACAGAAATCAAAAATATCGCCTTCTGATGTAACTCCTAAATTAGATCCTACTAAAGGCGAAACTATGGGCGTTAAACAAAAAGCTGAAGTTGAGGGTACTAAACTAAGAAAACTACTAAACGAACTACATTCAGACGAAGAGCAATAAGCGTAAATTTTTTTAAATTGCGTTTTTTAAAAATACGCAAATGCGTAATTGCGTAAAGATTCTATTGACTAATAAATTTAACAATATCTCCATAAGCATCAATATGTGATTGCGAGGCAACTTGTTGTAGTTCTTTGGATATAGGAGGTATACAAAAAATCACATACCTCCTATAAATGTTTTACGAGCTTTAATTAAAACGTAAATTTAATACCCGCTGACACTCCTGTTGTATCTGTAGTAGATCCAGTTTTGTCTGCGAATTCATAACCAGCATATAGTTCAACAGATTCTGTAACTGAATGAGTTACACCTGCTGTTGTATACTTGGTTCCGTCTTTAATCTCACCATAACCTAATGAAAATTTTGTTGAGTCAATAGTGTGTGACGCTGTTATTTCGTTTGCTTCAACATCTGTACTAGACGCTGATTTAAAGTCTTTTTTAGTGTACACATAGTTAATATCTGTAGAATCTGCCAATGGAACTGTTATACCTGCACCATAATATTTTACTTCATTAACTTTGTCATCTGTTATTCCAACACCAACGTTGGCAAAGCCAAGTGGTATAGTCGCCGCAGTTTCAAGTACATCAATACCGTCTTTACCTGTGTCGCCATCAACTTTGAGTTGTGAATCAAATATTATGCCACCTAGGTCTGTTGAGTATTGGATTAAATGAGAATCTCTGCTAAAAAGTTTTTGTGATGCTCCACCACCGTATTCTGGGAATACGTCAGTTTTGCTAGTCACGTTGCTTTTGAACACTGAGTCCATTCTACCTGCTTGAAGTTTACCGACAGAACCTTCAACACCGGCATAAGCCAATTTAGAATCAAAAGGATTTGAACCTGTATCATCAGTATCAACACTCACTTCTACATGAGCGAATCCGCTGACACCGTCAGTTAAATCTTCAGTGATTTTAACACCAATCGCTGATCCATTGTCTTCTGCTTTTAATTTAGCATTACCGTTGCTGTCTTCGTCGTTACCGAGTCTGTAGTTTAAACTACCTGACATAGTAACATCTGCCGCGTCTGCCGGTGCTGGTTTTAGCACTGACCAAAGCACACCTAGAGCGATGATTATTGCCACACCCCAAGCCATTTTTTTCTTAGTTATTTTCATATGTTTAGTTTTCTCCTTACATATTAATTGAAATGCGATCACAGGCCTGTGATCGCTTCGGATTGTACGACATATTTATCATAAAAGCAACCTTTAATTGCATATAATAATTGTATATAATGATAGCTATATACAACCTATAATTGTGGTTCATATTACCAAAAAACCTAATTAAGTGTTTGATAATTACAACTGTCTATAGGAATAACAAATGGGAATACACTACGATTATAAAAATACTAGGGGCGAAAAAGCCTTACGTAAACAGCAAAAACGAGAAGATAGACGTGCTCGTAAAAAACAACGCGAGCCTGTAGATACAAACGTAATTCCAATAGACAAACTTATAACACTCGATATGCTTACAGATCCAAAAAATAAATGATTAATCAAAGACTATTTGATCATTATAAAATAGATACAAAGAAAAATTTACAAATAAAAAATTGTTGTCCACGACCTTTTGATACTATCTTGATAGATAAAAATGGTTCTTGTTATGCTTGTGAATGTACATCGTGGTTACCACAAAGCATAGGAAACTTACAATTAAAATCGTTAGACGAAATTATTAATTCTAAAATGCAACAATACTTACAAAGTTCTGTTGCTGACGGAACGTATCGTTATTGTAATGAACATCAATGTTCTTATATAAAGTCTAATGCTGTATTGCATGGCCAGCCGGAACGCATACAGCATTTAAGACTTGCTATAGATGACTCATGTAATTTGAGATGTCCAAGTTGTCGTAAAGGTTTAATATTTCATAAAGAAGGTTCTGCATTTAAGTTAGGAATTAAACTTGCAGACAAAATAAATGATTGGCTATACACATATAAACATCCAATACAAGTACACATAGGATCTGATGGGGACCCATTTGCTTCGCACGTTTATAGACATTTCATGGAACAAACTCCAGAGCGAGATAACATCAAGTATTCCATATTAACTAACGGACTTATGTTTAAAGAGTTTCATACTAAAGTACCATACGTTATAAACAATCTACAAGAGTTGGGTGTTAGCATAGACGGAGCAAGTAAAAAAACGTATGAGAAATTGCGACTAGGTGGTAATTGGGAAAAAATTAATCAAAACTTAAAATGCATATCTGAATTAAAAA